ATTGAAATTGTCAGGGTTTTGGCAAGTATAGCGATACCTGTCTTCACAGGCCACTAAAAGTAGCAATATCAACAGATATTTACTCATCTTTCTCAACCTTTCTATCAACTTTACGTCTCAGAATTTCAACCTTTTTCATCTCCATTTGAACTTCTTTTTGTGTCTGTTTAACATCCATATACACAGATGTAATCAATGGCAGAATGATTACAAAAATAACCGCACAGATGATAATAATAACTAAATTCATGTTTACCACCCATAACGAGCCTTTCTATCCATCACGATTACCCACCAAATAAAAGCCAAAGCTGAAAACACAAAGAACACAGCAGCAAAATAAATTACATTGTCTTGCATCTTGCTGACCATTTCTTCTTTCTTGCGTTTGGCCTCACGTTTCTTCTTCTCAATCTTTCCTCTTGCGTAATCCTGTTCTGCCTCAATCTCCATCCTCATGTGATGGCATTTGGAGTACAGAGCACCTAATTCTTTTGGTGATTCATAAATCATAGCCCAATGAATTTCCTCTGAAAGCCTGTCCATTTGCTCTTGAATCATCACTCTGTTGAGTGCTTGAGCCATCACATTCTGACTAGGGTCATAGACTGATTTGGATTTTTCTTCTTCTTCTCTCAACACACTTTTGAGTTGGTCTTGCAGGGTAAACAACTTACCCAAGTTTGTGGCCAACTCTGCGTAGACTGTGTTCTCGTTAACAACTGGTTGGCTTTTCTTGCCCTTGGGTTGCTCGACTGCTACTTCTACCTCTACTTCAACTGTCTTTGTGAATAGGCCAAAGAACCCACCCACTTCCTTTGTTACCTTCTTGACCTCGGTAAAAGTCTTCTGTGCTTCTTGAACTGTTCCCTTTATTTGTTTATAGAGGTCTAACCCTTTTTTGATTGCACTCACGCAACCTTGAGCCGCCATTAATAAACTTATCGGGTCGATGGGTTACTCCTTATTGGCCACTAAAAAGACCACTAGTAGGCAATGCTTGTCCAAAATTAGGGGCAAGGTTTCCAGCTTGAGAGCCAATCGAATACGCTCCAAGAAAACTGCGACCTAATGCTGGCAATATCTCAGGTGCATTTTTACGCAACACCTCAGAAACGCTATTACCTGACAACTCCTTTGCAATTCTTTGTAATTTTGTTGGGTCTGTTGTGGTCAACATTCTTGCTATCTCATTAGCGGTAGCAACTTGTTGCTGTTCGCCAAGAGTCCTGTAATCTCGTCTTATTGCATTTGTCAAAATTCCCAACACACTCATTGGTGGCGGTTCTCTTGTGGCCTCTGTCTTAATTTTGTTAACCGCCTCGGTTCTAGCGGCAGTTTGTGAGCCTTGCAAAACAACCTTAGAGGTTGTCTTCATCTCTATTTCACTTATTAGGTTGCCCATAAACTGTTTATAAGCATCTTGAGCCACTTTGTCAGACGGGTCAATACCAAATGTTTCTTTAATAACTCTTACATTTTTAGGATTCTTGATAATATCAAGCGCAGGATTTCCTGATGGAGAAACCATTGTTGAAGTTGTTTGTGCTCCACCAAGTCTATCCATCAAACTTTGCATCACACCCAAACGAACTGCTTCTTTTTCAGAACTAGACATTGTTCTTATGTCTGCAATTAATTGGTCTAGGTCGGCAGGCTTCTTACTAAATGCAGACCTTCCCTCTTGCATTGCGTCTAAAACTGCTGTGTCATTTGCCCAAAAGTTTCTAGCACGACCATAAGCAGGGTTAGACTTATCTAATAAATCAATAAATTCTCTGCGGGTATCTCTAATTGCACTAAGTTGAGTATTGCCCATGCCTGATGATGGTGACTTGCCTGTATAAATCAAATCATCCAACCCCATCTTCATGTAGTGCATAAATGTTGTATCAATCTTGGTAACTGGGTCACCATTAGAGGTTACCAATTTTCCATCAGTAGATATTTGCACTTTAGGCAGTTTAATTCCCTGCTCTTGAGCCAACATAGATGCTCTATCGTAAGCCTGCTTCATACTTGGCCTGTCAAGTAATTGAGTAAAGTCGGGTGAAATTTCTACGGGTTTAGGCAATGCAAATCCATATAATTTTTTACCCACTTCAGCCCTTGTTTCTTTGAGTGCATTGAACTCGTCAAAGTATGCGCCATTTTTTCCAAATGCAGTTTGTAAGTCTGTCGTTAGTCTTGACAATATACCTTTATCACGCTCCTCTAAGAACTTTTTAGCCTCTGTTTTGCCAACACTAGGTAACAAATTAACAGCATCTAAATATGCTCTAGTGTTTGTGCCAACATCCGCAAGTGCGTATGGTTTGCCAGTTTTAGATAAAACAAATTGAATCGCCTGGTCAACACCACCAACATCGGCATCTAAAGCCTCACGAATTACGCTTCTTGCTTGGTCAACACCCAATCTCTGAGGACTGCCAAACATTGCATCTGTTGCCGAGCGATAAACTTTTCCAGCAACCATTCCGATGGGTTTGGCTACCAATGCACCAATACCACCAACTACACCGCCCATAGTGGCTTCCTTGCCTGTTTCTGGGCTAAATAGTGCGGCCTCAGACTCACCTATCCCTGCGGTTGCTCCTGCGGCTGTTGCAAGACCCATTTGAGCAGGTAATGTTGTAGCCATAGGTTTACGGGTCAGAATTGATGGGGTAATCCCGCCCAATATCTGCGCTCCAGTTGACTTCAATGGATTTTCTTGGGTGTACTGTTGCAGTCCAACTCTCTCTAATGCAGTACCAACTTCACGGGGTGAAGGTTGAGGCTGGTTAGGGTTCATCTGCTTTAAAGCCTCAGAAATCTTTTTTGGTTCTGAGGTTACAAATGATTTGAGTGCTCCAATAGCTTCGTCTGAAAAATTAAGACTCAATCCTTGCAAGAACTGACCAAACCCGCCCGTTGCCCATTGACCACTCTTAATAGCACCTAACAATTCCTCTCCTTGAGGAGTAATTCTGTTTGTTTCTTTAGCGACTAACAACTCATTTTGTAAGTCTTGTATTTGTTCATTGAGTGATGCCATTTTTAGACTCCAAGTTATCTTACAAAACCGCCTTGTTGAAGGGCATTACCTGCTGGTGTATTTCCCCCGCCACCACTACCACCCAAAGCATTGAATTTAATCTTAAGTTGCTCAACAGCTTGCGTATACAAAGGACTTGTTTGCTGATAATTTAAAAAATCAGTATTAAATTTTGTTTGGGCAATAATTGGGTCATTTTTTACCAATGCCGCATTTGTTGCCAACCATTGATTACTATATCTTCCCAAATCTTGTTCACGCTGTAACTTTAAAGAAAGAGCATCTAACAACAAACTATTACCTGCTGGTGTTTTAGATAAACTTGGTGAGCCTTGAACAATGAACCTCAAATCAGTATCAGTTGGGTTAACACCTAATTTTTTAACTTCAGGTAAAATAACTTGATTTGAATATGCTTGGAAAGCCTCTTGGCCTGCCAAGCCTTTAATATTAAGATTTGGGTTAAACATTTGGCCAGCTTGACCAAACTGCAACATAGTCTGTTGACCAAATCCAGTTTTTACTCCTTGTTCTAACAAAAACTGCATACTTTGAATGTTTGCAAGAGCAGACCCTGCTGTTCTTGCTCCAGCCAAATTGGTGTTAATTGTGTTTGTTAAATCTTCACCAAATCCTTTTTGCATATTATTGCTAACTGTATTTGTCACACTAACCTGTGGTCTCATTTCTTTTGCAATGTCAGCCGCTTTATCTACTACGGCCTTCATTGCATCAGGTGTTTGAGGTATCTTTGCAACCTTTGCAGTTCCAAATAAAGTTAATGCCGCATTAGCAAAGTTACCAGTAAATGATTCTCCCTTAATGGCATCTACAACAGGTTTTGGAGCACCCGCAAGAGGTATCTGATAGAGACTATCACCAACCACTTTGTATTCAGGCTGATACTCTTTTAATATCTGTCTTCCAGCACCACCAAGTGCTAGTAATTCAGGAGCAACACGGGAAACATCGTAACTTGCAGGAACTGCTGGAGTCACTCTTTGTGGTTCTAGATAGGAGGTGTCTGCCGCTTGGTCAACAACAACCTTTTCAGGTGTGATTACTTCAGGCTGTGCGGGTTGATAACCTTGCATCGCAATGCGTTGAGCCAACATTGTTTGTTGTTGATTTAACAATGCCTGTTGCCTCTGTGCCGCTTGGTCTCTAACCGCAAGTAACTTCAAAGACAACTCAGGAATACCTGCTTGACTCGCACGTTGTGCGGCTGTGGTCAAAGCATTAGGGTCTTCCATGTTTAGACCCTGCAATATTTGGCTTTGTGCGGTTATCTTTTGAAGCATTGGGTCTTCTCCACCCAAAGCACCGCCAATTCCTCTACCTAGTTGCTGACCTGCTCGGTAAGCACCATAGGACACCCTTGATAACGGGTCAAGTTGAGCATACCTTACCGCCTGCGCTTGTTCAAGTGCGTCTTGCTCTTTTTGATATGACTCAGGAGTTGCAAATAATCCCAAAATGTTTGATTCAGCCATGATTACTCCTTAGTATGGTGTATATGGTGTATATTCACCAAAATAATTAGTTGATTCTGAAATTGGCCCTGTATATGGAGTTGCTCCACTACCACTAAACATTTTTTCTAATCCACTAGTAAATTGACGATTACTTGATAAACCACTTATGCTGTCTCCAAATGGGCTTAAACCCATTGATGGCTGTAACGACCTTGCGGCATTAATTCCACCGCCATACAGGAACTGACCTGCATTAGCACCCGCACTAGCAGTTCTACCACCCAACTGAGCACCAATATCCAATGGGGATTGACCCAATGTTTCCATAGTAGAGGAAATACCCAAACCAGTTGAAAATGGTGCATAACCACCTACCAACCCTTGGGTTCTGTTACTCAACAAAGTTGGCGCTAAATTGTATAAATTACCACCAAAGGATATTTGATTTCTAGCTTCTTGTTCTGCATTTGCCGCTAATGTTGCATCTTGTTGGGCAATTGCGTTGTAATAGGCTTCCATCTCAGGATTGCTTGCCATAAGACCCATACCGCCTCCTGGTCTTAGTCCAGTACCACCAACTGATAATCCTTCTCTACCTGTTTGAAAGTTTTGATTTCTTAAACCCGCCAATTGACGTTCACGGGTTGGTGCAAGTAGATTTTGTTGATTCAACATATATCGTTGAGCAACTTCTTCAGGAGATTGACCAAGATAACTTTCACCAAGGTTAAAGAGTCTTTCAGAGCCACCAAGCAAAGGCGCATAACGAGATGGGGCTAACTCTGCCTCGCTCAAAGAACGACCTGTTATGCCCATTATCCTATCTTGATAAGCCTTGAGTTCAGGTGACAATTCGTAACCAGCACCCGACAACCTACCTTCGGGGTCAAATTGGAAATCAGATTTACCAAAACGAGTTGTAATACCAACAGGTCTAAACCTAGCCTCCTCTGCCGCCTTGTCTGCCGCATAGCGTTGAGCATCAGCCGCCGCTTGAGCCGCCGCCCGATTGGAATCTGCTTGCATGGAACTACCAAGCAAACCTAAACCACCCCCTATAAGTGCGCCCATAAATGCCATGATTATTCTCCTTGAATCAAAACTTCATCTACCTTAGACGGGTCTTTCTCGTCTGTGGCATGAATACAAAACCAAACACAATCAGTAACCGCTTTAATCCCATGATGATTTCCTGCCTCAATATTTATACAAGCAGGAGCATCGTAAATCTTAATATCACCATCATTGACCACTACAACCTTACCTTTGGCAAGTATCCCAAAATGGGAATATGTATGCTTGTGTTGCATAAGCATAGTTCCAGCAGGAATACTCGCTTCTTTGGCATACAGTCCATCAGAAAAATGGTGGGTAATGTAGTCGGGGAGGTTCATGCCTTACCTTCAGCAAATACATTCACAAACACAGTCTCATCTTCCAATGCTTCAATCTCATGCCATCCGTCAGCAAGCAAATTTACAGGTTGAGTGTCCTTGGTCATTATGAGTTCTTTACCCTCTTTGCGAACAGCGCAACTACCTGCATGGCACATTGTGAGGTGCGAGTATGCGTGTTCATGTCTAGGCAATCCTTGTCCTTTGTTGGCATGGAAGACGTTGAGAACTGCTCCGTCATACGTTACTGAATGTTTTATTGGGGCTTGTTGAATCATAGGTCTTGTGAACCTGTTGTTTGTGGTTGTGGTGGATAGGGTTGTCCAGTAACAGGGTTTACACCTTCGGCTAGTTGCGTAATAGTTCCTACAATATTACCTTCAACAATTTGTTTATAAACCCATTTACCTGTTGGAGCGTAATCATTATCACGAGCGCAATAAATATGTGTTTCCATTGGGAAACCTTCTGCTTCAGATATTTCTATATCAGCAAAATACACGCCTTCTTCATCGCTTGATTTACGTACGTTTGAGATTTGACCAAAAGTTACGTTTCCAATTTGTGTTGCCATTTTTATTCCTTACGCTGTTCGTTGCATTAAATAAATACCTGTTGTACAACAATATAGAAAACCATTTACGCCTCTTGTTCTCCATGTCCCTGATAAAGCCACTCCGTTTGCTGAACCAAATTGATAAACACCATTTCCTTGAGGGCTAGTAGTTGAATAATAAAGTGCCGAAGAAGCATTTCTTAGAGTGGGTGTAGAAGTACCAATTGCAAAAAGATATGAACTAATAGGAAAACTTGTATTAGTTGAAGAACTACCCGTATAAAAATCTTGACTAATTGTCACCGCACCAGTTGCGCCTGACACAGTAATGCCATTACCAGCCACAGCAGAAGTAACACCACTACTAGGAGGTGCGGCACTTGTCCAACTTGTTCCATTAGAGGTAAGTAAATTACCTGATGTACTAGGTGCTACCGATGTAGCGGCTGTACCAGCAGAGTTCATCACTACCGCACCATAACCCGTAAGAGTTGCCGCCCCCGTTCCACCATTAGCAACAGGTAAAGTTCCTGTTACACCAGTAGTTAAAGGTAGTCCTGTACCACCTGCCAATGAGCCTGTAACTGCACCTGTTAAGTTACCCGTTACATTGCCAGTCAAAGCCCCTGTAATCGTTGATGATGCGGTTATTGCCGCAACATTAACAGTACCTGTAAAGGTAGGACTTGCAAGGTCAGCCTTAGTCGCAACAGCAGTTGAAATATTATCAAACTCGGTATTGATTTCAGTACCTTTGACAATCTTTAACGGGTCACCCGATGTAAGATTATCTTTAGACGCAAAATTGGTTGATTTGGTATAATTACTCATATTTCTCCTTAACTGACTTTCCCACGTTTGGCTTGAATTTCAATCTTTTGAACCGACAATTGACTACCATTGATGTTAGTCTCATAACCCGTTTGCACAACTTTACCAGCACCACTCGCACTTGAGGTTAATGTTTGCAAAGAAACACCATCAGAATAATAAGCTACTGTTGTTGCATTTGCCCCGTACTCAGCAATCCCATACTCGGAAATGCTTTGCGTTGGGATTAAAACATTGTTTGACAAATAGTTGTAACTAAAATCAAATCCCCATTTCATTGTGACGTACTGGTTTGTTCCACCAATGACAACAATTGACAATCGTTTCAATATAGAGGTAACTGATTGGTCACCTAAATCTGCATGGTTGGTGTAATACTGAAAACGATAAGCACTTGTATGGTCTTGGTAACCTCCATACTTGCCAACATAACCATTTTTACCAATTAACAAGTCCCCGTTTCTGCGAGATAGCAAGGCAGTAGGTTCAATTGAGTCCCAAGTTGTTATCCTAAACGAACCATCTTGTAACTGCACCTTAGTGTCAAAACAAAATACTTGTTTAACTAAAGGAAGCGTTATGAGATAAAACGCTTCTTTTTCTGAATAAACAGACTTGACAGTAGAAAGTGTTTCCCCCGCAAGAATATCTATCAAATCATTTCTTACATTCTTAGACAAGTCACCCAATGGAGCAGACTTCTCAGTTATGGTTCTAGCAAATGAACGAATACCTGAATTGGATAAGAATAAAATGTCTTTACCTGTACTTTGAATTGTGTCTCTTGCTATACAACCAATCCCGCCAACAGTATCACTCAAAGTCATTGTGGCTGGTGTTGTTGCGTTGGCATAAACCAATATCTGACGTTTGCCAAATATGATTAGAAACCCGTTGTGAGCCGCTAAACCAGTAATCTCATCAGCCCCATTAGGCCAAACTCTATCTACATTCAAAGAACCAGCCGTTCCTGTACTCCATACATGACCAGCAATTAGGTCAGAGAAATACACAGTATTCTTAACTGTTGATGTACTTGCTACCCACAGCCGACCATAAGCAGATATTGCAATGTCTGCACTTGGAACAGTTGCCACATATCCTGTTTTTTCTGATACCCGTCTATATGTTGTTGTTGAAACTGTTGGGTCAAATATAAGAGGGTCATACCCTGACTGAAAGAAATAAGTAATACCATTCAAAGATGTACATTGCCAATTGCTTGTAGTAATGGTTGGGGCAGTACCCCCTCCCCCATACGTTAATTCTGAAACAGCGTTAGAGCCATCAAGTTTAAAGAGTTTATTATTACCTGCAAATAAAACAGTCAAAGTTCCATCAGACTGTACTAATTCATGGATAACATTAACATCATTTGCACCTAAATTACCACTTGATGAATTAACTCTTGACCAACCTTTTCTAGCACCAATACGACCATACTGGTCAATAACACAGTTTGTTGCAACTAAAGCAAATCCAGCCGCCAAATCAAGAGGCGAGTCTTGCGTATTCAACCCAAAAAAGCCTGGTGCTGAAATGCTATAAGTCTGTATTTGCTGACTCATATTGGCA